TGTGGACGGTAGGCCATCACCGCCTTATGTGTGGTGATGCGACAAGCACTGAAGATGTCAATATTCTTATGAATGGGGCAACTGCAAATCTGATATTAACGGATCCGCCATATGGAGTATCGTTTAAGAGCTCAAGTGGACTTACTATAAAAAATGACAGCATGAAAAATGATGAATTTTATGAATTCTTGTACGATGCATTTGTGTGCATGAGAAAACACATGGAGAAGGGTGGAAGCGCGTATGTGTTCCATGCCGACACGGAAGGTCTTAATTTCAGGAAAGCCTTTATAGATGCAGGATTTCACCTTGCTGGTGTATGCATATGGGCAAAGAACAGTCTGGTGCTTGGCCGTTCTGATTATCAGTGGCAGCATGAGCCGGTGCTCTATGGATTTCTTCAGGATGGAAAACATAAATGGTATGCAGGGAGAAAACAGACGACGATATGGAATTTTGACAAGCCTAAACGTAATGCTGATCATCCTACTTCAAAACCACTTGATCTTTTAGCATATCCTATCGGAAATTCTACTCAGGAAAATGCGATAGTTATTGATACATTTGGCGGGAGCGGCTCTACTATGATGGCATGTGAACAGATGAACCGCATCTGCTTCATGATGGAACTTGATGAAAAATATGCATCAGTGATACTTAGAAGATATGTGGAAGATACTGGTTATACAGAAAACGTATATGTAATGCGTGAGGGAGAGAAAATATCATATACGGATTTGGTAAAAGAAGTTGAAAAATAAAGCTTGCTATTATGTGCGTTCAGAGTGATATATGTACATATCAAAAGAAGAGTATCACGAGGAGGTACAAAATGAAAAAAGCAGAATTCAACGTAACAGGGTCAGACAGAAAAGAACTGGTTCTCGCAATTGCGGAACGAGTGGGTGAAAGGCCTATATATCAGGGCATGCCTACGGCGGCGTATAAAATAGGGAACTACACAGTTACAAAAAATGGGGTGTTGGAATGGGATGAAAAATATGATTTGGATGTGGAACTTTTACTGGAAAAGTTGATTGAACTTGGTTATGAAGCTGAATTGAAAATCATAGAACGACAGGAAAATGTGGATGGTAATATAGAATCAGGCATTGCCATTCAGATGCCGATGATGAGCGGCGATGAAATATCAAGATTGGAGCAAATCATCGCATCCAAGGAAAATCTTATTAAAAAGGCTGTTGGAGCGGAAAGCCTCATGGTCGGAGAGAAAGACGGAAAACTGGATTTCTCATGGTTCAGCAATGATGCAGGTCCGGACGAGGTGAAAGCGTACATGAATCTTGTGACAGCACTCTGCAGAATGGCAAAGACGAGTACACGAGTAAATGGTAGCAAAAAACCTGTTGAAAATGAAAAGTATGCATTTAGGTGTTTCCTTTTGAGATTAGGATTTATTGGTGACGAATATAAAGAAGCCAGGAAGATCCTTTTAAGAAATTTTAGCGGTTCATCTGCATTCAAAGGGGGTGCCAAGAATGAAATTACCAAATAGTGACATCGTAGAGAAGATCAAAAAACAATATCCAAAAGGGACCAGAGTGGAACTTGTAAGGATGGAAGACATACAGGCGCCGCCTGAAGGAACAAAAGGAACTGTAGCTGGGGTAGATGATACGGGGTCAATCATGGTGAAATGGGATAACGGTTCTGGACTTAATGTCGTGTATGGTGAAGATATCTGTAGAAAGATGGATACATGATCATAATGAACAAATATAGCTAAAGAAAAAAAGAGACAGGAGCCGCATGGCTCTTTCTCTCGTAGAGATAGATTGTATCAGCTTTTAATAAGGCTGATTTTTTTATGCTGTGAAAGGAGATGAGGATACTGCGTAAGTTAAAAAGCTATAAGCCGACGTGTTTCATGGCGGATGCATCCCATTATGATAAACAGGCTGCTGATTATGCAGTATCATTTATTGAATGCCTGTGTCATACAAAAGGAACATGGGCAGGTAAACCATTCGAATTGATAGACTGGCAGGAACGGATCATAAGAGATGTATTTGGCATATTGAAGCCGAACGGTTACAGGCAGTTCACACAGGCATATATAGAAATACCGAAGAAAATGGGTAAAAGTGAGCTTGCAGCTGCAGTCGCATTACTTCTTACATGCGGTGATGGAGAGCAGAGAGCGGAGGTATATGGGGCTGCAGCAGACAGAGCGCAGGCATCCATCGTATATTCTGTTGCGGAAGATATGGTTAGGATGTGTCCGGCGCTTGCAAAAAGAGTCAAGATCCTTTCATCACAGAAACGTATAATATATAAGCCGACTAACAGTTTTTATCAGGTATTGTCAGCCGATGTGGCCAATAAACATGGGTTCAATACATCCGGTGTAATATTCGATGAACTTCATACTCAGCCAAATAGAAAATTATATGATGTACTGACGAAAGGCTCCGGTGATGCTAGGATGCAGCCACTATATTTTCTCATTACAACAGCGGGGAACGATACAAACAGTATATGTTATGAAGTGCATCAGAAGGCAAAGGACATCTTGGAGGACAGAAAATTTGATCCAACTTTTTACCCTGTGATATATGGTGCTGAAAAGGATGAGGACTGGACAGATCCCGAGGTATGGAAAAAGGCCAATCCATCACTTGGCATAACCGTTGGTATAGATAAGGTTGAAACAGCATGTGAATCAGCAAAACAGAACCCGGGAGAAGAGAACGCATTCCGCCAGCTTAGACTCAATCAGTGGGTATCATCATCTGTCAGATGGATGCCGTCAGAAGCATGGAAAAAATGCTCATTTCCTGTGCGTGAGGAAGATCTTGAAGGCAGGGTATGCTACGGAGGGCTTGACCTTTCATCTACAACAGATATTACAGCATTCGTGCTAGTTTTCCCGCCAACTGAAGATGGTGATAAATACTATATACTGCCGTACTTTTGGATACCGGAAGATACAGTAGACTACAGGGTACGAAGAGATCATGTGCCATATGACAAGTGGCAGAAACAGGGATTTATAAAGACCACAGAGGGTAATGTCATTCACTATGGATACATAGAAAAATTTGTAGAACAGCTTGGAGAGCGGTTCAATATTCGTGAGATCGCTTTCGATAGATGGGGCGCAGTACAGATGGTGCAGAACCTGGAAGGTATGGGTTTCAATGTTGTAGCATTCGGACAGGGGTTCGCATCCATGTCACCGCCGACAAAGGAACTTATGAAACTGACACTCGAAGGACGCATTGCTCATGGCGGTGATCCGGTGCTTTCATGGATGATGGACAATGTGTTCATACGAACAGATCCTGCTGGGAATATTAAGATGGATAAATCAAAATCGACAGAGAAAATCGATGGGGCCGTTGCGCTAGTCATGGGACTTGACCGTGCTATTCGCTGTGGCAATGATACCAGTGAGAGTGTGTATGATGAACGTGGACTGTTAATATTATAAGAAGAAGTATTTAAAATTGGTTATACTTATGTATGTGAGCTTTAAAAAATGACATTGTCAGAGATGGATGAACAACTTGCATGTGAGAGAAATAAAGAAAAATATAGAAACAAGGAAGAAGTAATACCTTGTAGCCAATAGCAGTGTACACATGATATGGTCATATTCTTCATATAAGTCGAAAAATTGCAAACCGGAAAGCACAAAGAAACTGCGAATTTGTAAGTCTGTTGTTATCAGCGAATGCCGGGACAGAACGTGATATGAGCCACTGTTCGAAAATTTAAAATAATCTAAAAATAATGGACTGCAATATTGACTTAGATATATTATTTTTGTATAATCAGATATATTTTTTATTGATTTACAACTTGTTTTTATGAGGTGATCAAAATGTATGAGAAGAATGTGAAATTCAGATACAGAATGGTAGGTATATTGACTGCTGTCCTGCTATTTTTATCAATTATAGTGCTTATGCCGCTAGAAGCAGAAGCGGCGGATGGAGACGTATTCCAGATCGGTAGTATAAAGTATACCGTTATAAGCGAAACGGCGAAAACTGTTGAGGTAACCGGATATGATACTTTGGCCGGAGCTGTGACCATACCGTCTGAAGTAACCAACAATGGGAGTACTTATGCAGTTACTGAAATACAGAATATGGCTTTCGCGTACTGCAGCAAAATGACGAGCATCAACATACCGAGCAGTGTCCTTAAAATAGATGAGGATGCTTTTTATAGATGTACAGGACTTACAAACGTAACGATCCCAAATAGTATCAAGGAAATAAGTCCCTATACATTTGAATACTGTTCTGCACTTACAAATATAAGGATCCCAGACAGTGTGACCAGTATAGGTAAATGTGCATTCAATTTTTGTACAGGGCTTACCAGCATAGAAATACCTGACAGTGTTATTAGCATAGATGAAGAAGCATTTTGGACATGTTCCGATCTTGAGACCGTGACCATACCAAATATCACTGATATTGCCAGTACAGCATTATATAATTGCTCAAATATCACAAAAGTGCTTATCCTTTGCAGTTCTTCCAGCGAAACCGAGAGTGCAAATTTAGCTGCGGCTATAAGTAACTGCATGGCGTCCAAGACCGTTTCGGTATACAAAGGTGTGCGTACAGCTTCTGCTTCCCAAAAAACGGGTAAGGGTACTGCCATCGGCAACCTGAAAACTTTTCTGTGTGTTACCGACGGCATCTATACATTGAGTGGCGCTCTTACCACCACATCGGGAATGACTATGCCTGCAGCCTCTCTCAGGCTTACCGGCACTTATAATGCAGGTACTAAGATTACCGGTAATGCTTTGGTAGTTGCAAGAAGTGAGAGTGCATCTTCTCTGACGATAAAGATCTACGGAATGAAAAATACCGTTTCGGTATCACTTTCGCCTTTGCCCGGAAAAACTACCGGCCTGAAGGCAAAGCGATCCGGCAGCAAACACATAATCAAATGGCATGCAGTCAGCGGAGCCAAGTACTATCAGCTCCAGTCACGCGTGAAAGGACACAAGACATTCAAAACAGTGAAGAAAGCCGGAGCTTTGACAAAGACCAGTTTCAAATGCAGCCATATATCAAGATCAAAGACTTATTATTACAGGGTACGTGCTTATTATATTTCTAACGGTCAAAAGGTCTATGGCAGCTGGTCGGCTGTAAAAGTTATAAAGAAGATATAGCCGGATAAAACGTACAATAATAAATTTTGCCCCTCATCATATAGGTGAGGGGTTGCTATATTGTCTCAGATCTCATTCTGATTGTAGTAATCGTTGCAACTAATTATATTAGCCTTAAGATGCGGTGTACTTGGCCTGATTTTGTACCGTTAGTTATAGATGTGTAAACAGTAAAATCGTAAAGAACTAAATAATGAATATCGAAATGAAGAATATTTTGATATTACAAAGGAGGATGCAGATTGGATTGACGCAAATGCAAGTTACAAATCTTCCAGTATTGAATTGGAATAGCTAGTTCTTAGTGGTTAAACATGGTAAACGGATCACGAAAAATGATATGCTATATACCCTTGATTTATAGAGAGATAGCATATTGCATTGTTCCGATAAATGCAATAATATTATTCCGAAACAGATGCTATTGTTCCGATAAAATGGTATAATGCTAAAAAAGGAGGGTAGCATATGTTTATGACGGTAAAACAAGCTTCTGAAATATGGGGTATATCGGACAGAAGAATAAGGACACTATGCGCAGAGGGAAAGATAGCAGGTGCCTATCAGGAAGGCCGTGGATGGAAAATCCCGGTAGATGCGGTGAAACCGGCCGATGGGCGATATAGGTCAACTGAAAGTCAGCTTGCAATGCTGGATAGAAAGAAAAAGGAACTTGACAGTAGGCGTCCCATGACGGATGGAGAGGTCGAACGACTTACAGAGCAATTCATCGTTGAATACACATATAATTCAAATGCCATTGAAGGAAATACGCTGACACTTCGTGAAACGGACATGGTCTTAAGAGGATTGACAATAGATAAAAAACCGCTTAAAGATCATATGGAGGCGATAGGTCACAAAGAGGCCTTTGAATTTGTGAGTGAACTGGTAAAGAAAGACGAGCCGATAAGTGAAAGCATAATAAAGAAGATACACTTTCTTGTACTTGCGGATAAGAAAGATGACAGAGGCGTATACCGCCGTGTTCCTGTTCTTATCATGGGAGCAAAGCAGGAACCTGTGCAGCCTTATTTGATCATACCGAAAATGGAGCAATTAATGATAGATTACGCAGAAAGCAGCGATCACATTGTTACCCGGCTTGCACGGTTTCATTTAGAGTTTGAGGGCATACACCCATTCATTGATGGTAATGGACGAACAGGCAGGCTGCTTGTCAATCTTGAACTGATGAAAGCGGGATTCCCGCCTATTGATATAAAGTTTACAGATCGTAAGACGTATTATGACGCATTTGATGAATATCATACTAAACACAATATTAGCGCAATGGAAAAGTTGTTCGCGGGATATATCAATGAACGTTTGGACATGTATTTAAATATTTTGAAAGACTAAAAGAAATTTAATGATGAGCATCCTCTATAAAAGCAGAGGGTGCTTTTATTATGCAATTTTTCAGTGATAAAGGAGGTTTAAATGAGCATATTCAGTGGATTGTTCAGATCAAGAGATAAACCGCAGAACCGGACGTCCGGTAGTGGATATAGGTTTTTCATGGGAGGAAGCACAAGCGGAAAAACCGTAACAGAAAGATCAGCCATGCAGATGAGTGCAGTGCATTCATGCGTCAGGGTCCTTTCGGAAGCAATAGCAGGACTGCCGCTTCATCTGTATATGTTTGAAGATGATGGTAGCAGAGAAAAGGCGACTGATCATCCGCTATATTTCCTGCTGCATAATGAACCTAACCCAGAGATGACTAGCTTCGTATTTAGGGAAACTCTCATGACGCACCTGCTTCTTTGGGGAAATGCGTATGCGCAGAT